CAACCTAAATATATGGCTCCTAGAATGAGATCGTTTCATAATGACGGCGTATTTTGTTCACCTGAAAATAATTTTATTAAGAAAGTTGGTGTTTTAAAAGCACCACTTAATAATAGAATTATGGAGAATGTTGTATTATCATTTACTACTGATCTAATATTACGTTTAAAAGCTGAAAATATCACCTCGGCCAACCCTGTTCCATTAAGTGTGGCACAAAATGGGTTTCCCGAAAATTTTTATTACAGAGCTATGCGTAATAACACTTCCGGTGGATTTCTTTTCACTGGTACAAAAAGTAAATATCAAGATAAAACACCGTTATCATTTAAGGAGGACGCTGTATCACCTAAACCTGAAGTTAAAATTCAAGTCCAGGAGATATTAGACTCTTACCTTCGCGATGAAACTAGTCATTCTATGGTTGGTGCTCAACTTAAGGATGAACCTCGTTCTAGAGCTAAAGTTATTAGTGGAAACACTAGAGTTTTTGCCATGTCATCTTATGATATGACTTTAGCTAATAGAATGTATCTTATGCCTTTTTATAGCTTAATGTGTCAACACAGGGATGTGTTTTTTACGAAAGTTGGTGTTAATATGCATTCATCAGAAGTTGATGTTATGTATAACACTCTCAAAGATTTCTCTCCGTATATTATGGAGGGTGATTATGGGGGCTACGATACCAGTATGCCAGTCGGCATTGGTATTATGGCTAATTCTGTAGTCTATAATTCTTTGAAAAAATTAGGATACAATGAACATTCTCTCAAAATAGTACAGGGATTATTAACTGATAATCTTTATCCTACAGTTGTTATGAATGGTACTGTCTTCACACCACCTGGTTTTCAACCCTCTGGTAAATATGCTACTGCAGAGGACAACTCCCTTAGGGGGATTATTCTTTTGTATTATGCTTTTGCCATTATGTGTACACCTTTGGGTGCAGACAATGCCATGAATCAAACAACCAAATTTAAAATAAGAGATTTTACTAAACTTTTATTACCTATAACATATGGTGATGATATGTTATGTGGTGTAAAAGAGGAATTATCTTCCTATTTTAATAATATATCTTATGGTAAATTTGTAGAGGAAATTTATTATATGACGTTTACTACGTCAGATAAAAAACAACATTCATCGAGATTCATCGATATATCTCAAATTTCTTTTTTAAAAAGAAGTTTTAGGTATCATCCAGAATTAAAAAGAATTGTTGCACCTTTAGATAAAGATTCCCTTATGAAAAGTCTTTGTTATTATTTACCCTCTAAAGAAATCACACCTGAGGAACAATTAGTTCAAACTTGTAACTCTGTTATGAGAGAACTCTTGTTTCACTGTGATGAAAAAGCCGAGTATGAAGGCTATAGAGAAAAATTTATACAAACACTCACTGAATTTACTAGGTTCGGTGATGAAGATGTTCGATCCATGTTCCCAACATGGATTGAATTAATTCATAAACATACTAGTGATTAGTTTTACTATCTTTTACTTATAAAAGATAAAACTTGTCGCCAAATCTACTGAACATTTAATCACTTTATCAAACCATAAGATGAATGTTTTCAGGAAACGACATTATAAAAGGAGATCTATTTAGATTTATTATAACACAATTAGTGCCTTATCGTGGCGTACCCACTTTAAAAGACAAATGTGTTGGTTTGCGTTCGTAATCACCTAATTCAGTGGTCACAAGAATGTAATATGAATTGCTAAACAACCAATTAATAACAACCCAAAGAAGTGTGAGCACCAAATGGCCTCATACTGCTGTAAACATCCAGTAATACCTTTTCAACAGAAATTGCATACTGCAGCTTCTCTTGATTTTGATAATGCTCTTGAAAAATTATCCAAAACTACGGAAAATTTACATACCATTACTAGAATCATTGAGCGCACATATGCAACTCCTGAATCTGAGGTTATACCACCTATTAAGGACCCCTTACTCAGTCCTAATTTTCAATTAACTTATAATGAATTGAAAATTAGAAGTGACTTAAGAACAGGACCTTTAACTTGTGATCTTTATCAAGAAGACAGATTATTCTTCTCTCG